GTGGTGGGCGACATTCACGGGCATTTCAAACTTCTAACAGCAGCTTTGAACAAACTAGACTTCAACACTGAGCTGGATCGCATCTTTTCCGTGGGAGACCTCATCGACCGAGGACCCGACTCCATAGACATATTGAATTGGCTTGAGAAGCCGTGGTTCCATGCCGTGCGCGGCAATCATGAACAGATGCTTATTGACTGCATCTCCGGCCATGGGGACATACCCCGACATATCCGAAACGGTGGTGCCTGGCTCTACGAGTTACAACCCGACATTCAGCAAGAACTATCAAAAGCCCTGCAAGCACTTCCACTGATCATTGAGATCAATTTATCAAGTGATCAAACAATTGGAATAGTCCATGCCGAAGCTCCTGTCATCCGAAGTAACGATGGCTGGCAGGAAGCCAAAGACGCTATCACTGGAAGTTCTGGGGAGCCACACCAGCGGCACGCCTTGAGAACAGCGCTGTATGCAAGAGAGAAAATCGAGCAACAAGACCACACTTCCATCAAAGGAATAGACCGGCTCTATGTTGGGCACTCAACAGTACCCAGTGTTATACGCCTGGGCAACGTCGTTTATATCGACACCGGCTGCTCATTTTCCGATGGCGCATTGAGCCTGGTAGACATCCAAACCGAAACCATAATCAGCATAAGCATGGGGCAGTGAGAATGGGGCAGTCTCATTTGCTTTGATCCTCGGTGTGAGATCAACGTCATGCTATTCCATATCCCACATGTACTCGCAGAAATGTACTCTCGACGGCGGCGTCGGTGAGGCTTTTCAGATCTGCGCAGGGGGGAACAATTCACGTCGAGACACACCTTGCGACGGCCTGCTGATTCAAGCGCTCGGTCAACGGTGTAAGATGCCCGAAAACGTCGACCATCCAGGCTGCCATGTCCGGCATATCCCTGAATCTGCCCGAAGACCTATCGAATTCCCTCGCCGATCTGGCCAAGACCAACGGCCAAAGTGCGAGCTACCTGGCGATGGACGTTCTTCGCGACTACATCGAACACGAAAAAGCGCTGACCACACAGATCGAACTTGCCGTAAAGGAAGCTGACCAAGGCAAATTTGCTACCGATGAGCGAGTGGCAGCGATGCGCGCTCGGCGCTGAAGTCAGAATGCAGGTTGAGTGGCTGGAAAAAGCACTCAAAAACCTGGAGGACGAAGCCAACTAAATTGCACTTGAAAACCCCAAGGCTGCTGACGACTTCTCCGAAGCGATCTTCGCCAGCGTAGACAAATTGGCTCAGTTTCCCGCAGTGGGTCGAGAAGGACGAGTCAAACAGACGCGGGAATGGGCAGTCCCAAACTGGTCTTATCTGACTCCGTATCGCGTACACGGTAATCGCCTTCAAATCCTCGGCGTATTTCACACTCGACAACGCCCCCGCACCAACTGGTGAAGTCGGCGCAATATTGCACTCCCAACACCTCCTGCCCTTCCCTGATAAACTGCGCCATCCGCCTCGCTTATACCGCTACCGAGACAAAGCTAATCAGCACGCAGCAAAAAGCCGCCTCATCGGCGGCTAATTATTTTGCGAATAATATTTGGCGACTAAGCCTTCAGTTCTTCTGGTGTATGCGTTTTGAGCCAATCGGCCAAGGCGGCATTCATCCGTGTTTGCCAGCCCGGGCCAGAAGCTCTGAATCTCTCCAGCACGTCAGCATCGAAACGAACATTGACGTGCTCTTTAGTGGTTACCGACTTGGGTCGACCACGCTTTGGCTTGAGCATTTCCTTTGCCTGAGCTTTGCCAAACAACCCACCAAGCACCTCGCTGGCTGGTTTGGCCTTGGCAAAGTCTTCGGTCGACCATTCGGGGTTTGCCGTATCGACCCTCTCAAGACTGGGTTTCTTGGTCATAATTTTTGACCTCCCGTTTGTTGGCTTTACGAAAGCTGATGACGTGGACCGCGTCACCCCCGTGGGGTAAACACTACGACATGCAGCCAATCCCCTATGTACCCCATCGCCCGATAACGACACTCGCCGTAGTCGAATCGATCATCTTCCAGGATCAATGCTGTAGACCATTCAAAGTCCCGCACGAGGGCAAACGGAAGTCCACGTTCTTCGACGTTGCGAGCGTCTTTGGCTGGGTCATAGGTAATCTGCATGCAATTATCGTAGCCACATTAAATCGTCAACACAAGGTCTGCTTAGAAACCCTAAACCGAGCAAGCGCTCTTTCTGGTTGTCACGGAAGATTGAGGGCCAGGCTTGAGAACCCGCCAAGTACCTGACAAGCATCCCTGATAAACTGCGCCCCATTCGCCCCGATAACTCAGATTCCCCAATGCCCTTACAAACTGCACCACTCTCCCGCCGCTTCAGCGTGGCCCCGATGATGGATTGGAACTCCTAATGCTACAGCCCTCGTAAAACGTGCCTTGTAGCGCCCTCCGAAAAAACCAGTACCACTTTTGTACCAACACCATTCCAACGCACCGAAGCCCGGCCCCGTTCTCGCTGCCTCCAGCAAATCCCGCACATTGGCTACTGCTATGCTTAATTTCTTTCGAATCGAGTCGGCACCTATGGCAAGCGAATACTCTCTAGCGGATGTTCTGGAACGGCTTTATCAAAATCAATTAGCCCTAGAAGCGGCCGTAATGGAGCTGACTCTGTGGGCTGAGCAGCAAGACGCTTCAGAGACGGGTGAGAACGTTCGAGGCGCACTTAGCACGATTGGTGAAAACGCAGGCCATATCAAACAAGGCCTGGCTCGAATCAGAGGGCGTGCCTCGTAAATACGAGCCTTGCTGTGCAGGCAAAAGCCGAACACTTTCACACCACTCACTGTCCTCCAGGTTCTGTTCAGCCACCAAACAGCGTGCTCATGGGCGCGCTGTAGTGCTTGTCGCTCCAATCCCTAGCATTGCCCAACCCAGTCCAACCCCCATGTGAATCATCGACTCGACAAAATGCCGGTCGCACGTACGCGTCCGCACGTATGGGCTAGCAAAAGAGAAGTATCAGGGGGGGCAAAAAAAAGAGTAACATGAGTAACATCGGCCCGATTCAGCCTGTAATCCATTGAAAACAAAGGACTTTATCAGATCCGAAAAGAGTAATTTTTAAGTAATATTGAAGTAATCTGATTACTCTTATTTGACGTAACTCTCACAAAACAAAAAACCCTTTAAATTCAATAGCTTGATAATTTATTACTTTTTTAGTTACCTCTTTGTTACTCATCTTTGTAATCAGCAAAGCCACGGAATACGTGGGCTCCAGGCCATCCCTTCCCCCTGATTACTGAAATTACTCTTTTTCTGAACCGCCCCCTTCCCCTCAAGCCAAGCGCCTGTCGAGACCAATGAGCGAACCCCCTCGGCATGCAGGGATCCGCAGGCTTTTGCACCTCCCAGAATCGTCAGAAGGCCCCCGGCCGGGCTCGTTTCGAGCAGTCCGCAGGTGTGCGGAAAAAAAGACCTATTTAGACCGGAGGCGAGGTGGGGGGACGACGGCGCGCGCTAGGTCAATACAACAACTTTTTTGACATAGAATTACCGGAGGCTATGGTGAAGGCTCAAAGTCGACAACGGCGTAAGGACTAGCCATGCGAAGAGACCCTGAACTGATTAGGCAACTGATGCTTAAGCTAGAGTCACTGGACGTGCCAGCGATGTCGATTGCAATGATCAGTTGCTTGAAAGACTTAGAGATTGATGGATACACCTCGGAGCAGGTTATCTACCATACAGATCAGATACTTATGAGTGGGTGGATCGATACCGCAGGCGGTCGGGGAATGAATCCAAGCACGCAGTTTTCTTTTAGAGCACTCTCACCTGCCGGACACGACTTCGTAGACTCGGTAAGAGATGAAGAAATCTGGAAACTGACCAAAGATGGGGTCACGGCAGCCAAGGGATTCACGCTACAAACGCTATCAGCGCTTGGAAAAGCGTTTCTGCATAAGCAGGTTGAAAAATACACCGGCCTTGAAATCTCCTGACACCGCCCAGGAGCTGCTGCGACAAGGCAGCCCTCGCCTAAAAGCGAGGGCTGTCCTTGAATTACGACTTACAAGCCTTGTAAAGCAGGACCATCACATACGCAGCCTTAAGCGCGTACAAGACGACCTGAATCACGAGCAAGGTATCGATCACGAACATAGGTCGGATCTCCTCTTCCAGTGAGTTTCCACGCATACGTGGGCCTCTGGCCTAAAGGAGAGTCATCCATCCAAAAAATCACCACCCTTCAGTCGGGTGTCAATGGAGTTGACATAGTGATTATTCGGCTATAGTATTTGTGTACGAGACGAATACAGAAGATCGGATAGCTCTAATCTTTTGGCGCATTAATACCAGTATGACATCATCCTAGCGGCTGATTCAACTGGTATTTTTGCGTGCGTATAAAAATTTCTGCGAAGCTGAGCGGGGCTTTTGGCGATGTCTCCCCGCAAACATTATGCCTCCCTGCCTGTTTTATACGCCTCGAATCTCATCACCTCCTCACCCAGCCACTCATTCAATTGTTTCATTCGTGTTTGAATCGGCTCCAGCTCATTGGCCGCATAGATCTGCGCCGCCTCCCGAATCGATCCAAACCCACCCGCATTCTGCGGAACGATCCCCATCAGTTGCGGCGGAATGCGCAGGCTCGCCAGCACGTCATCACGGGTCTGATTCTTGATCGAGTTGAATTCGTCTTTGGCCGCCACCTCGCTTACGGGAATTAGCTGAATCCCGTCTTTCTTCCCCGTCGGCGAATACACAAACAAATTCCGAAAATTCCCCGGCCCCTTCGACTCCTTCAGCGCTTTACGCAAAGCGTCGATATCCGCCTCAGTCTGCGCCGCATCGGTCATGTACAGGATAAATCCAGCATGACTCCCATTCTCATAATACTTACGCCGAAACAACGTCGCCGACTCATTCAACAGCGCCGACTGCAACGCACTGATCCACTCCGGCAGCCCATAAATCTCCTGGTGCAAATCCGCCTCACGCAGATGAAAAATGCTGCCCGGCTCAAACGCGTGTTCATTCTTCCACCCCTGCACCTGATAGAACTGCCCTTCCTGTCCCACCCGCATGTACTTCGCCAGCGACGGCACCACTTGCAGCGTATTGCCCAACACCGAACGACGCTTCTCCAGATACCCATTACCCAGGCAAAGAAAATCCAAGGCAAACTGCTCAAAAGCCGCCCGGGACAGCATTGGGTGCGGGATAAAGGTCTTGCTCAACAGGTTGCGCTTGAACATCAACCCCGAATGCAAATGCACGCTAGCCCCCACCGACCGGGCCAGGCCGTTAAGCGACAACGGCGGCTCATACCACCTGCCGTTGAACCAGCACTCCAGGTAATCGAACACCTCCCGGCCACCCAGCACCGGTGTCGGCTCCCCGAAGCTGAATACCTGGGTACCCGCACTGGCGGCGTCGAGGGTGGCCGGCAAATGTGCCTGGCTGGCAAGTTGTTCGGTCATGTAAAAATCTCCATCCGCCCGGTATTGGCAGCGGTCTGCCCTTCGAGCGGTTCGTTGTGCAATGCGTGGAAGAGCGCCCAAGCCAGGTCGGCATGACCGGTGTTGTCGTTGCGCCCTGCGGTATAGGTGAACTGCCGGCCACCTGCGGTGATGGTTTTGCGAATAGCCATGAGCGACTGGGCCATGTCGGTCCAGCCGGCATCGAACTCCAGCCGGCCCTTGTGGATCACGTCGTAGGCCTTCAGCACCAAGCGAGTTTTCACCTCGGGCGAGTAGCTGAAGGTAGTCACGGCCGGGAAGAACTGGCGCACCAACTGGGCCACGCCGCTGCCCAGGCCGGTGACATCGATACCGATGTAGGTGACCCAGTAGCGGTCGCACACCCCCTTGATGGCGGCGGCCTGGGCGGCGAAGTCCATGCCACGAAACTGGTGGCGCTCGAGCACGCGAAATTTGCCGCCGGGCACCAGGGGCGGCGCAACCACCACCAGGCCGGAACAATCGCCCGTCTCGGCCGGGTCATAGCCGACCCATACCTGACGGTCGCCGAACGGGCGCATGGCGAAAGGTTTGTAGTCCTCGGCCCACTCCACCCAGCTATCGACCATGCAGGACTGCAACACCGACAGCGGGAAGATGCTCGCGCCGTCATCGACGAACTCGCACATCAGCAGGTTGGCGAAGGCCTCGGGGCTGTACTCCCGGCGCAACTCTTCGATGTCGAACAGATCGCACCCGCCCCGCTCGGCGTCGAGGATCGTAACGATCTGGCGCCATAGCCGGTCCTCGCAGAACCGACCCTGTTGGAGTGCGCCGTGGGACACATCCACCTTGGTGTGCTGCGCGGCGGGTTTGCCCTTGTTGAAGCGTTCGCCGGTCCAGAAGGTGTAGGCCTCGTGGGCCATGCTCGACGGCGTGGAGAAATAGGTTTTGCGCCACTTCTTGTGCATCGCCATGCCCGAGGCGACCTTGTTCAACTCCTCGAACTTGAACGTCCAGAAGAATTCGTCGAAGTAGAAATTGCCGTGATAGCCCTGGGCGGTGCGGGCGTTGGTCCCGAGGAAAAACAGCTCGGCGCCGTTGGGCAGCACAATCGGGTCACCGGTCAGCTCGACGCCGATGACTTCCCGGGCGAAGGCCTGGATGTAGCCACGGAACAGGTAGGCCTGGTTCTTCGAAGCCGACAGGAAAATCTGGTTGCGACCCGTGTCCAGGGCGTCGATAAACGCCTCACGGGCGAAGTAGTACGTGGCGCCGATCTGCCGACTCTTGAGGATGACGCGGGTGCGTTGGTTACCGGCCCGGTACCAGTCTTTCTGGTAGTCGAAACAGCCGTCGATGAACGCCTCGCGCAGCAGCTCGATCTGGTCTTCGCTGATGTCGTTCTTCGGTGACTTTTTCTTCGGCCCCTCGTTGCGCTTGGCGAGGTTCGGGTTGAGGTCGGCTTCGGTACCACCGTCCTGGAAGCGCTGAATGCGGGCCTGGCGCTCAAGCTGGCGATGCAGCAGATCGATCTCCTTGAAATCGCCGCCGGTCTTGTTGTCCTTGAGGATCAACTGCACCAAACGCGCTTCCAGGGCGCCGCCGATGCGTTCAACATTGTCGGCCCGGTCCCACTCGTCGCGGGCCTTCCAGCTATGTAGAGTTTTTTCCTTTTCGCCCGTAGCCTCGGCAATCTCACAGATGCGCCAACCCATCCAGTACAGGAACTTGGATTGGCGTCGTGGATCGATAGGCAGCAGGCAGGTCGTCGTCATGGCCGAGATGCTGCCGCCCATGGCGACGACTCAATAGCGCCGCCCCTTGTACCCTCCCCGGCTACAGTCCCGTCTCGTTGCCGCCGCTCGCGCCCGTGACGACCATGCCCCTCATTGCAACGCACTGCTCGACCCAGCAGGCGCCCCACGCACTGAGGATTCCCGGCATGAAGAAGTTTCGCAGCAACTGGTTCCGCGTCGCCGTCGAGGGCGCTACTTCAGACAAGCGCACCATCAAACGCAGCTGGCTGGAACAGGCCGCCAAGAACTTCAACCCGTCTACCTACGGCGCCCGTATTTGGCTGGAGCATTTCCGCAGCTTGTTGCCCGACAGCCCGTTCAAGGCCTACGGCGATGTCCTGGCAGTGAAAACCGAAGAGGTGGACATCAACGGCCAGAAGAAACTGGCCCTGTTCGCCCAAGTTGAACCCACCCCAGAGCTGATCGCCATGAACAAGGCGAAACAGAAGATCTACACCTCCATCGAAATCGACGACAGCTTTGCCGACACCGGCGAGGCCTACATCGTTGGCCTGGCGGTCACTGACTCGCCCGCCAGCCTGGGCACCGACGTCCTGGCGTTCTCTGCCCAGAAACCTGACGCCAGCCCCTTCAAGGATCGTCACTACTCGGCAACGTCGATGTTTACCGAGGCGGTGGAAACCGAGTTGAAGTTCGAGGAAATCGAAGAGAAGCCCAGCATCGGCGCCCAGTTGTTCAACAAGGTGCAAGCGCTGCTGACCGGCAAGCAGGCCAAGGACGACACCGAGTTCGCCCAGATCGGTGAAGCCGTCGAAGCCATCGCCGAACACGTCAAGGATCTACCCGACCAACTGGCCGCTGAAAAGAAATTCTCGGCGGGGCTGAAAACCCAGCTCGACCAGGTCAGCACGGAACTCACGGAGCTGAAAAACAAGCTCTCCACCACCCAGGACCACAGCCAGAAAACGCGCCCTCCGGTTACCGGTGGCGACAAACAGGTCATGACCGACTGCTAACAGCCGGCCACCCACAGCCCCGAACAAACGAAGGACGATATTCATGCGCAACGATACTCGCGAACACTTCAACGCCTACCTGAGCCAGCTCGCCCGACTCAACGGTGTGTCTTCTACCACCGCGACCTTTTCCGTTGATCCCACGGTTCAGCAGACACTGGAAACCCGGATGCAGGAATCCAGCGAGTTCCTGGGCAAAATCGGCATCATCGGCGTCGATGAACTCCAAGGCGAGAAAGTCGGCTTGGGTGTCAGCAGCACCATTGCCGGTCGTACAGACACCACCGGCAACGGCGTGCGCCAGCCTCGCGACGTCTCCTCCCTGGACAAGAAAGGCTACGAAGCCAAGAAAACCGACTTCGACACCGCGATCCGCTACGCGCAGCTCGACGCTTGGGCGAAATTTCCAGACTTCCAGGCTCGCCTGCGCGACGCGATCCTCAAGCGCCAGGCGCTCGACCGCATCATGATCGGCTTCAACGGTGTCAGCGCAGCCGCTACGACTGACCGCCAGGTCAATGCTCTGTTGCAAGACGTCAATATCGGCTGGCTGGAACAGTACCGTCTCAACGCGCCTGCGCGAGTCCTCAAAGAGGGGAAAACTGCCGGCAAGATCATCATCGGTAGCGGTGCCACCGCCGACTACAACAACCTTGATGCATTGGTGTTCGACGCGGTCGCCAACCTCATCGACCCATGGCACCGCAAGGATCCGGGCATCGTCGTCATCCTGGGCAGCAATCTGGTGCACGACAAATATTTCCCGCTGATCAACAAGGAACAGCCAGCCTCCGAAAAACTGGCAACCGACATGATCCTTTCGCAGAAGCGCATGGGCGGGAAGCAACCGGTTGAAGTGCCGTATGTGCCTGACGGCGCGGCGTTGGTCACCACCCTGGCGAACCTGGCTATCTACTGGCAGATCGGCGGTCGACGCCGCTATGTCAAAGAAGCACCAGAAAAAAACCGCATCGAAAACTACGAGTCCAGCAACGACGCGTATGTCGTCGAGGATTACGGCCTCGGCTGCCTGATCGAAAACATCGAGCTTGAAGAGGCCTGATCCATGGCTAACAGCCTCGCCAAGCGCCACTACCAGCGCGTCACTGCCGCCATTGAGGCGGCCGCGACCGAACCCACCCAAACCATGGCCGGCGCTACAGCCTACGAACACCAGCTCAACCAGCTGCTGCAAGACCGCTTGCGCCTGAAACAGGTCCAGTCCAACCAGGGCAAGGCCGAACTCAAGCGCCAGTTGCTGCCGAGTTATGAATCCTACGTGCAAGGTGTGCTGGAAGGCGGCCAGGGCGCGCAGGACGAGGTACTGACCACCGTCATGGTCTGGCGCTTCGATGCCGGCGACTTCACCGGAGGGCTCGACATCGCGACCTACGTGCTGGAACACAAGATGGTCATGCCCGACCGCTTCGCTCGCACCTTGGGCTGCCTGGTCGCCGAGGAAGTCGCGACGGCAGCCTTCAAGGCTCAGAAGGTTGGCGAACCGTTCGACCTGGAAATCCTGCACCGCACCGCCGAACTGACCGACGCCGAGGACATGCCCGACCAGGCCCGCGCCAAGCTGTTTCTCGCCATGGGCCGCGCCACGCTGGAAGGCATCACCGAAGAGGCCCCAGGACAACCCGGCCAACTCCAGGCCGGTGTGGATCTGCTGAAAAAAGCCATCGCTCTGCACGACGCCTGCGGTGGCAAGAAAGATCTGGAGCGGGCCGAACGCCTGCTCAACAAACTTGCCGGCCCTGCCGGCTAACCGAGCGTCCCCACGCACCCCGCCGGCTCGGGGCGGATCGGCCAGGCCGCTCCTCCTGAACGTGAAGCCCCGACCACCGGCGACCTATTTTTGAGTGCTGTTCCATGAGCGGATTCGTAGCCAGCGGCCCCGTTGCCAGCGGCCATATCAACACCGACGCCTTCTGGCCCTCGATTGATCTCGACGAGCTGCGAGCCACCCTGCGGATCGATGCCAGCGTCACCGCGCCACGTTTGGAAACCGCCGCCGTTGCCGCCGCCATTAGCGTCAACCGCGAGTTGAGCGGATGGCGCGCGGTTCAGCAGGCCGCAGGCCATGCCGAACTGGCAGACGTTCCCGGCGAAAAAATCAACGACGTATCTGTCCTGGTGCACCTCTACCGCCGCGCCATCGAAGCCGCCACCGGCGCCGAAGTGTGTGAGCGCTACCGCTCCTACGACAGCACCAACAGCGGCAACCAGAACGCCGAAGACCTCACGCCCAACATCGACGACTACCGCCGGGACTTGCGCTGGGCCGTGCGTGACTTCCTCGGCATCAACCGCACGACCGTGGAGCTGATCTGATGCCCGTCACTGTCCGCGCCTTTCAAAACGACACCGTTGACGCCCTGTGCTGGCGCCACTACGGCCGCACCGCCGGCGTGACCGAGGCGGTACTCGAAGCCAACCCCGGCCTGGCCGACTACGGGCCGATCCTGCCCCAAGGCCTGGCCGTGCAGATGCCCGAAGCCCAGACGGCTGCGCCACAGCGGCAAATGGTGAACCTATGGGACTGATCAACCTGCAACGAGCCCACGAACCCACCAACCCTGGATTACGGAATGAAGCGCATGCCTGAACGTCCCGACACCTGGGCCTGGCTCGCCGCCTGGCTCGAACAAAACTGGCCTGCCCTTTATGCAGGGATCCTGGGTCTGACCATCGCAGCGCTACGGATCATGTATGGCGGCGGCACCTTGCGGCGGATGGCCGTCGAGGCCCCCCTTTGTGGTGCCCTGGCACTGGCCGCCAGTCATGGCCTGGCGCTGCTCGGCATCCCCGTCTCAACCGCACCGTTCTTCGGTGGGGTAATCGGTTTGCTTGGAGTTGAGGGGACTCGCGCCGCTGCCAAGAAATTTTTCACTCGCAAGGTAGAACAGCTATGACGACGCTTCGCCACGGCGACCGCTCGCAAGCGGTGCGCATCCTGCAAAAGAACCTGAACGACCACGGCGCCGGACTGGTGGTGGACGGCGACTATGGCGATTCCACCGAAGCGGCCGTCAGGGCGTATCAGTTGAAATCCGGTTTGGTCGCCGATGGCATTGCCGGCGAAAAGACCCAGGCCAGCCTGGCCGGCGGTGACTGCCAGTTCCTGCTGAAAAACGAAGACCTGGTGCAGGCCGCGCAGATCCTCGACGTACCGCTGGCAAGCGTCTATGCCGTCAACGAGGTTGAATCGAAGGGCAAGGGCTTTCTGGCGAATGGCAAGCCGGTGATTCTGTTCGAGCGGCACATCATGTACCGCCAGCTCGCGACGCCGCGCCACGAAGGCGACAACCCCGACGAACTCAAGCGCCACGCCGACCAACTGGCCGCCGCCAATCCCGCCATCGTCAACCCGAAGTCCGGCGGCTATGCCGGCGGCACTGCTGAGCATCAGCGCCTGAGCCATGCGCGCCTGATCGATGACACCGCCGCGCTGGAATCCGCTTCCTGGGGCGCGTTCCAGATCATGGGCTTTCACTGGCACCGCCTGGGCTATACCAGCGTGCAAGCGCTGGTCGAGGACCTGAGTGCAGGCGAGTCTCAACAGTTCGCCGCCTTCGTGCGTTTCATCCAGACCGACCCGGTGCTGCACAAGGCCTTGAAAGGCCGTAAATGGGCCGAATTCGCCAAGCTCTACAACGGCCCGGATTACCAGCGGAACCTGTACGACATCAAGCTCCAGCGCGCCTATGAACGGCACGCCGAGTGCGGCTGCGGCCAGGCGGTCGCGGCATGATTCCCCCTCGAATCGCTTACCTTGAAATCAGTCCAAGGCAAACGGGGAAAACCGAACGGCTTGTTCGACACGCGAAATCTTGTCTTGCGGCAGGCAAAAGGGTGTGTTTCGTCACCTTGCAGGGTTCGGTCGAAGATATCCGCTACCGCCTGCCTGGCGCATTCATTTGGGGAAATGACGAAGAGGTGCCGTGCAGAGAAGACGATGAGGGTGTTATCTGGTTTTACGACGAATTTGACTGGCTCGACTCAACCAAAATCCATGCCGGCGCCTACTACGCAACCACACCGAAATTCCTACGAACGTTGGGCGAGCAAACAGCAGAAAACGATCTCCTTTTAGGGCTGATCGAAGCCAACGACCGACAGCTCTGTCGATATACCTGGCCGGTCGATTTGTCCGACATTCTCAAAGAGGCCCGCGCTTCGTACAGCCCCGAAGAATTCCGGCTGCTCTACCTTGGAGAGTTCCTAAAATGATCGACCTTGAACGCGTGCAACAGTTGAACGTGCAGGACGGCAACTTGCTGGTGGTGCCCGAAAATACCGAGCAAGCCGATATGGAATTGCTGTGCGAAGCCCTGGCCTACATGACCCCCGGTTGCCGGGTCATCATCGTGCGAGGTCCGGTGGAGCTGATGGACGTCGGCGACATGAACAAACTGGGCTGGTACCGCGCATGAGTACCCTGCGCCAGGCGCTGTACGGCATCGCCCTGCTGGGCGCCCTGGCCCTGCTCATATGGGGCCAGGAACAACGCATCACCGTAGCCGAGAAGAACACCGAGCTGGCGGAGAAGGACACCAAAACCGCACGCGCTGAAGCTGACAGGCTGCGCACCACGGTCGGCACGCTGCAAACCACCCTGAACGCCGAACGCGTTGCCCAAGCCGCCCTGCGGACCCAGCAAGATCAGCTACGCCAGGGCCTGGCAAAGCGCGAGCAAACCATCGAGGCGCTGAAACGTGAAAACGAAGACCTTCGCAACTGGGCTGACCAGCCTTTGCCTGAGCTTGCTCGCCGGCTGCGCGAGCGCCCCGCCCTCACCGGCACCGACGCTTATCGTCAGTGGTTGTCCGGCCGTGGTGCCCTGCACCCTGCCGGCGACAAGCCCACTCAATAACGGCGATCAGCTCACCGACCAGGACCGCATCGAAGCCGCATGGGCTGAATGCGCGGGCCAGGTAGACATGGTGTTCAACCATCAACTGGCGGCCCCATGAACAAACCCGAAAGCCTGCGCGCCCATCTGCTGAGCACAGTGGCCGAACTCAAGCACAACCCCGACCGGCTGCTGATCTTCATCGACAACGGCAAAATCCGCTGCACTGCGGCTGCCTCGTTATCGTTCGAATACAGCTTTGATTTACAGGTCATCCTCACCGACTACGCCGGTCACCCCGACAGCATCATGTTGCCGTTACTGGGCTGGCTGAGCGTGAACCAGTCCGAGCTGCTGGAGAACCTGAACAAGTCCGCCGACGGCATCCAGTTCGAGGCCGACATCCTGGACAACAGCAAGGTGGACCTGAGCCTGAGACTACCGCTAACCGAGCGTGTGGTTGTGGGGAAAGACGCCGACGGCAATACCACCATCCACCATCCTGGCGAACCTAAGCAGGTGGCCGCATTCCTTGACCCAGCGTGGATACCTGGTGCCCAAGGCACCGGCAGTGAATGGGTCGTGCCGAAGTGACCAACCGATTGGAAACACTGGAGGATTGGGCGGCCGGCCTGCTGGGACAACTGGAACCGGCATCGCGCAACAAACTGGCCCGCAGCATCGGCCAGTCCCTGCGGCGCAGCCAGCAACAGCGAATCATCGCCCAGCGCAACCCGGACGGCAGCAAATACGCGCCGCGAAAGCAGCGTAATTTGCGCGGGAAAGAAGGACGGGTTAAGCGGAAGGTGCAGATGTTCCAGAAGCTACGCACGGCAAGTTTTTTGAAGGTCCAAGGCGACGGCAACGCTATCAGCGTTGGGTTCGCGGGAAGGATCGCGAGAATCGCTAGGGTTCACCAGTATGGATTGAAAGATCGAGCCGAACGGGGAGCACCAGACGTAAGATATGATCAGCGGCAACTCCTAGGACTCACCGAAGCGGATCTTGATCTGATCCGCGACGGACTGTTGGCACATCTGATTCATCATGAAAGTTAGAGTTTTGTACCTGGAGGATGCACCCGAAGTCGAGGAAACATGCCTGTTTCTAGTCCATGACTGAACACCTTATTGAAGGCGTCATAAAAATGCTCATCACCTTCGATAAAGCGAGTGTACTGGTGCAGTTCTGTGTATGACAAAGGGATACAGGCTACCCCAGTCGCCTTGTAAAGCTCCAACATAGGAGGGGTATACTCATCATAATCATCATCGAAAAGCTCTCTCAATATCAACAGCGCATATATTCGCTTACCCGTCAAATCCACCTCAATTTCCTTTCCATCTATCAGAAAGACAAACGGAACTGTTCTCTTCAAATAACCGATAGCTCCTTTTACTTGCCCAAGCCCGCCCTTCAGAGACTTCTTGGTTGCATTTCGCTTCTTCTCAATAGTTTTATTTAACGTACTCTCAAGATTTTGATTATCTTTAGCTTGTATAAGTATCACGCTACGAGCAGTCACCACCAGGACATCGACAACTTCTTCTTTATCATTAACTCTCAGAGGGGCAAGATAGATTTCTTTAGATTTGAAAGTACGCTGAAGCAAAGCGACAATTTCTTTTTCTTGAAACGGTCCCGGTTCACTACGTTCCAGAGGAGCCGAACTGAATCCCGGACTGCCATGATAGTCATGGGCATCAGGACGCATATCGAAGTATATGATGTCATCAGGCATAAGCGATTCTGTAAATGTAACTTTGATAGCTGAGGCATCATCTGCTTGGCTGCTAAAACGAAACCACTCAGTGATGCGATCAAGGATCAAACTTTGATTCAAACCTTCAATAGAGGGAACAATAGCCCCTCTTAACATATCCTTGTGTCGTTTAGTGGAATGAAATGTGGTTCTATATGCCAGCATCTCCCTTCCAAGCTCATCAAAAAAATGAACATCAACAATTGGTGCTTGGAACAACAAAGAAAATTCTTTAGCTCTCAGCTCCTTTATAAGCGCGCCACCTGACGTATAGGGGTGACGCTCATCATCAAAAAATGCAGCTAGGAAGGCGAGTGATCGGACACCAGGAATTTCGTATGGTATTAGATAGATAAGAAAGCCCTGTCTAACCTTAGCCGTTAAGATTGCTTCCTTAGAGGTTTTCACAATCAATTTCGGGATAGAGTCTCCCTTGATAGTTATTGGGAGCAAGCCGATAGACAATTCATGAACTTTACGCATCACGCTTGGATGCAGGATGGAAAGCATCAAATCACTCCTTGATACAACGATGTGTTCCATCACCTTAGCTTAGAAATGAAAATCTGTAGGCCGAGTTCTTACACGGCAATATTGCTGAATTCATACGCGCGTGGCGCCACCATCGGCGCCATGAACGACTTAGCCACCCTCGCCCGCCTGATCGAAAACCTCATCCGCTTCGGCACCATCGCTGCCGTCCAGATGCAGCCCCCGCGTGTGCAGGTCAAAACCGGAACCCTGACCACTGCCTGGCTGCCGTGGATCGCGCTGCGGGCCGGTGCAGACCGGGAGTGGAACCCTCCAACGGTCAACGAACAGGTTCTGCTCTTCAGTCCCTCGGGCCAACTCGGCAACGGTGTCGCCTTGACCGGCCTTTTCAGCGACCAGATCCCCGCCAACGGCGACCGCGAAGGCCTGCACCGCTTCACCTACCGAGACGGCACGGTGATCGAGTACGACAGCGTCGCTCACCACCTCAACGCCACGCTCACCGATGGCGGCACCACCAACCTGGTCAGCACCGGAGGTATCAATATCGTCGGCAACATCACGCACAAGGGCAATTACACCCAGACCGGCGACCAAAATGTCACTGGTAAGGTCACCGTCTCGGTAGATGTGGTAGCCGCTGGCATCAGCCTGGTGAAGCACCTGCACGGCGGCGTCATGCCTGGCAGCGGCAAGACGGGGAAACCGGAATGAACCGACACACCGGCGCAGCCATCAGCACCGTGGAAAGCATCGCACAATCCATGAGCGACATCCTCAGCACGCGCATTGGTACCAGGGTCATGCGGCGCGAATACGGCAGTTTGTTGCCCGAGCTAGTGGACCACCCTTTCAATGACATCACCCGTTTGCAGGTGTACGCGGCCACCGTCATGGCGCTGATGCGCTGGGAGCCGCGTATCAGCCTGAGCCGCGTGCAGTTCCAAGGCGCCACGCTGCAAGGTCAATCCTCGTTGGATATCGAGGGCAGCATCGTCGATAGCAACGAGCCGCTGAGCCTGAGCGTGCCTCTGAACTTGGGGGGTAGCGCATGAACTCATTCGTCGCGATTGACCTGGGCCAGCTCCCCGCGCCCGAGGTCGTTGAACAGGTCGATTACGAGCAGATCCTCGCCGAGCGCAAGGCCTACGCCATCGGCCTCTGGCCGGTCGAGGAACAAGCCGAGATCGCTGCACGGCTTGAGCTGGAATCTGAGCCCCTGACCAAACTGCTCCAGGAGAACGCCTACCGCGAGACAGTGTGGCGCCAGCGCGTCAATGAGGCGTCCGTCGCCAACATGTTGGCCCTCGCCAAGGGCAGTGACCTGGAGAACCTGGCCGGCAACTTCAACGTCAAACGCCTGGTCATTCAGGCCGCCAAGCCCTCGGCCGTGCCGCCGGTTCCGTTGCTGATGGAAAGCGATGACAGCCTGCGGGAGCGGGCTCAAATGGCGTGGGAAGGTCTCAGCACTGCCGGCCCGCGTAACAGCTACATCTTTCATGCGCGCTCTGCTGACGGCCAGGTTGCCGACGCCACTGCCGAGAGTCCCGCCCCGGCCGAGGCCGTGGTGACTGTGCAATCGATCTTGGGTGACGGCACCGCCTCGCCCGCGCTGCTGGCAAAGGTCAATGCCTACCTCAGCGACGACGACCGCCGCCCTGTCGCGGATCGGCTCACTGTGCAAAGCGCCCAGGTCATCAACTACCAGGTCAAGGCAAAGCTGTTTCTCTCGACGTCCGGCCCTGAGAGCGAGTTGATTCTCGCGGCGGCCAATGCGCAGTTGCTGGCTTTCGTGCACCAGCGGCGCCGCCTGGGTTTGGAGGTTTCAGAATCGATTATTCACGCCTCGCTGCACGTTGAAGGTGTGCGTAAGGTCGTGCTGGAGAACTGGGCGGACATCGTTGCCACGAAGTACCAGGCCCCGTATTGCACGGCCGTCGATTTGGCGCTGGGGGTCGAATGATGGCAGACGCGCCCCTGCTTCCAAGCAATTCGACGCCATTGGAGCGTCAAGCGGCGCAGGCGCTGGCCCAGATCCAGCGTGTGCCGATTCCGTTGCGCACGCTGTACAACCCCGACCTTTGCCCACTGCCACTTTTGCCCTACCTGGCCTGGGCTTTCTCCGTGGATCGCTGGGACAGTAAATGGACCGAAGCGGCCAAGCGCGCCGCCATCCGTAGCGCGTACTACATCCACTCGCGCAAAGGCACCATCGGGTCACTGCGCCGAGTGGTTGAACCGCTCGGCTACCTGATCGAAATCATCGAGTGGTGGCAGACCGTTCCGGTCGGCCCTCGGGCCACCTTCAGGCTCAAGGTCGGCGTGCTGGACACCGGTATCACTGAAGAGATGTACCAGGAACTGACATGGCTGATCGACGATGCCAGGCCCCTGACACGCCATCTCACCGGCCTAGCCATCAGCCTGGAAACCACCGGTTCAGTTCATATCGGCGCCTGCATCACTGAGGGCGACGAGATTGATATCTACCCACCCACGCAGCGAGACATCGAGGTCACGGGCTACATCCACCAGGGCGGCCGTGAACACCAGATCGACACCATGGACATCTACCCATGACAGACCAGAACAGCCAGTTTTTCGCCATCCTCACCGCCGTCGGCAAGGCCAAACAGGCCAACGCGGACGCTCTGGGCATCCCATGGACATTCGCACAGATGGGCGTTGGCGATGCCAACGGCACGGAGCCTATGCCCAACGAGCAGCAGACACAATTGATCAACGAGCGCCGACGTGCCCCGCTAAATCAGCTCAAGGTTGACCCGGCCAACCCGAACATCATCATTGCCGAACAGGTCATCCCCGAAAACGTCGGCGGCTGGTGGATTCGTGAGGTGGGACTGTACGACGCCGCCGGTGATCTGGTGGCCGTGGCTAACTGTGCGCCGAGCTTCAAGCCGTTATTGACCCAGGGTTCAGGCCGCACACAAGTCGTACGGATGAATCTGATCGTCAGCAACACGGCGAATGTAGAATTGAAGATTGATCCCTCAGTTGTTTTGGCGACACGTCAGTACGTTGATTCCAAGATTCTTGAGGAACTGTACAAGCTCGACAGCAAGCAATCGGTGCGCGTAGCCACCACGGCGAGCATCGCATTGACCGGGTTGCAGATCGTTGATGGCGTGACGTTGGTTGCTGGGGATCGGGTTTTGGTGAAGAACCAGGCGGCCGCCAAGGACAATGGCATCTACGTTGTTGGAGCAGCAGCATGGCAGCGTGCGCCGGATGCTGACAGCAGTGCTGAAGTCACCTCGGCGATGATTCTGTCAGTTGAGCAAGGCGCTACGCTGGCCGACACTCGCTGGCAGTTGGTAACGGATGGGGCGATTGTCCTTGGAACCACATCGCTGACCTTTCAGAACATCACCCAGGGGTTTGCAACCATCAATTCCCCGGCGTTGGTGAACCCAACGGCAAACACGCCGCCTCAGTTTGATAATACGAAGGCGCTGGTCACTTCCGAGTTTGTAAAGAGGATGGGCCTCGAATACGGGGATTACACCAACTACGCGGCGACAGCGACGCTAACCGCCGCTGACATTGGCAAGGTTGCGGCGTTTGCCGGCGCGGGAGCGATGATTGCCACCTTGCCAACTGGCCCGTTAATTCCCAGGGGAGCGGTAGTCAAGATCCTGTGTGGCATGGGAACGGTAACGGTAACGGCCGCAGCGGGTGATTCGGTCGATGCCGTGAACTACGTTGGCAACATCAACATGGCCCAAGGTGATACCGCCGAGTTTATTCGTATCGGTTCTCTGTGGCGGTTGATTGGCGGCAGTGTCTCGCTCAAATACTCCGCGTTAATGTCTGGCTCTAATTGGATCACGCAGCCGCAATTCGACAACACGAAGTCGATTGCGACAACTGAGTTTGTACAGCGCGAAAAAGGCAGTTTTGCCAGTAGTGCGGGAATCTCCGGTGGAAACGTCACCCTAACGGCAGCGCACGTCGGCACACGAATCGAGATGTCCGCCAACGGTACGCTGACATTGCCCAAGTCGAGTACGCTGCCCAAGGGGTCGTCGATTCTGATTACGACTTCAAGCGCAGTCGATGCGGCCAAGTTGACGCTGGTAGCAGGTGACACTCTGGCTATCAATAATGTTTCCGTCTCATCGCCTTACACCATGTCCATGGGGTCGGACATCTTGCTGGTGTCGGATGGTGAAAAATGGCGGGCCCACGCCAGCCTTGAGTGTTTGCGATCGTCTCCATTGTTTGCGGCCATTTTTGGAGCTAACGGCCACCAAGTTTTGCCCAGTGGCTGGACATTTAAAATCGGGCATGCATCAACGGATACCGCGTCTGGAACAGTGCCGGTAACGTTCCCCGTCGCATTCCCTAATGCCTGTATGTATGTGGGAGCTATGTATGCGGGGGCCAGTGGGGCGCCTAATCCAAGTCTTTGTCAGTGCTCACAGCCGACCCGTACAGGTTTCACGGGCTTCATGACAAGTGTGGTTGGCAACGTTTCTGCTGTGACTGTTGGTGGGTTCAACTGGCTAGCCATCGGCTATTGAGGGTATCTATGTTCGCTAAATGGATTGAGGAAGATGGTCGATTTGCCTTCGAATTGACTGATAACGGGGGCATCGAAATATCCGATGAGGATCACGCAGCACTTTTTGAGCCGCGCCAGGTGGTCAAGATCATTGGCCGGGGATTTGATGGCCGACCAGAGTTGCAGGATCCGCCTCAGCCGACGGCAGATGAACTCGCCGCCATTGAGCGGGCCTGGCGAGATAATCAGCTTTCACTTACTGACGGCGTTGTAACGCGTCACCGTGACGAGCTGGAAGATGGTTCAGCGACCACGCTGACAGCAACGCAATACACTGAGCTACAAACGTATCGGCGTTTACTGCGCGGTTGGCCTGAATCGGGGGAGTTCCCGCTAAAGGAACACCGACCAGTAGCTCCGGTCTGGATGGAGATACAGGTCCAATAAAGCCTTTGTCAGGAAGTATTGGTTTTCTGCGTCCTGTACCTCTACCGATTACAAGCTCGTGCGCTCGCCCAACCAGCGCGCGCGCGGCAGCCTGTGCACTGTCATCCCAATCACTGCGCAGGCAAACCCATGGCCGATTATCTCCACGGCGTGCGGGTCATCGAACTCAACGACGGCACCCGCCCCATTCGCACCATCCCCACCGCTGTTATCGGCATGGTCTGCACGGCCGACGATGCTGATGCCACCGCTTTTCCATTCGACACGCCGGTACTGCTGACCAACGTCCAAACCGCCATCGGCAAAGCCGGCACCACGGGCACCCTGGCGAAGAGTCTTCAGGCCATCGCCGACCAGACCAAGCCCTACACCATCGTCGTGCGGGTGAAGGAAGGTGCCACCGAGGCAGAAACCACCAGCGCCCTGATCGGCACCACCACGGCCGAGGGCAAATACACCGGCATGAAAGCCCTGCTCGCCGCCAAGGCTCGCGTTGGCATGGTGCCGCGCATTCTCGGTGTGCCTGGCCTCGACAGCCTGCCGGTTGCCACCGCCCTGGTCACCATCGCGCAGCAGTTGCGCGGCTTCGCTTACGTCACCGCCTGGGGCTGTAAAACCAAGGAAGAGGTGGTCGCCTACCGTGACAACTTCGGCGCTCGCGAAGCCATGGTCATCTGGCCGGAATTCCAGAACTGGAGCACCGTTACCAACGCGACCGTCACCGCCTCGGCCGTTGCCCGGGCTTTGGGCCTGCGCGCCAAGATCGATCAGGACGTGGGCTGGCACAAAACGCTGTCCAACGTCGCGGTCAACGGCGTCACCGGCATCAGCGCCGACGTGTTCTGGGATCTGCAAAACCCCGCCACGGACGCCAACTACCTCAACAGCAACGAGGTCACCACACTCATCAATGAAGGCGGCTTTCGCTTCTGGGGCAGCCGCACCACCAGCGAAGACCCGCTGTTCGCCTTCGAGAACTACACCCGTACCGCGCAGATCCTGGCCGACACCATGGCCGAGGCGCACATGTGGGCTGTGGACAAGCCGCTGCATGCCTCCCTGGTGCGCGACATCATCGAAGGGGTCAACGCGAAGTTCCGCGAAATGATCGCGGCGGGCTACCTGATCGGCGGCAAGTGCTGGTATCCGGAAGATGCCAACGATAAGGACACACTCAAGGCCGGCAAGCTGTTCCTGGACTATGACTACACGCCGGTGCCACCGCTGGAAGACCTCACGCTGCGGCAACGCATCACCGACCGCTACCTGATCGACTTCGCCAGCAAGATCAACAGCTAACCAGGGCCTCCCCGCAAGGGGAGCTGTCCCCGCGTCAGCGCAACGGAGAACACCACCATGGCTATGCCCAGCAAGCTCAAGAACCTCAACCTTTTCAACGATGCCAACAGCTACCTCGGCGTAGTCAAATCCGTCACCTTGCCGCCGCTCGGTCGCAAGATGGAAGCCTATCGTGGCGGCGGCATGAACGGCCCGGTCAAGGCCGATATGGGCTTCTCGGACGACGGAATCCAGTTCGAATGGAAGACCGGCGGTCTGGATCTTATCGCCCTCAAACAGTTCGGCGCCGTCAATGCCTCGGGTATTGCCTTGCGCTTTACCGGCGCGTTCCAACAGGACGACACCGAGGAGGTCAGTGCCGTGGAGGTCGTCATGCGCGGCCGCCACGAGACAATCGAAATGGGTGACGCGCAGCCGGGCGAAGACACCGAACACAGCATCACCACCACCTGCACCTACTACAAACTGATCGTCGATAACGAAGAAATCATCGAAATCGACCTGCTCAATTTCATCGAAATCGTCAATGGCGTGGACATGCTGGCAAAGCAGCGCAAAGCCCTCGGCATCTGACCACTCTCGCCCTGTCCCAGGGCGGTTAACCATGCAATCTGGAGCCCCGTATGAAACCTGAAGAAACCCTCGAAAGCCTGCCGCCGGTTGACGACAACACCGTCACCCTGGACACCCCGATCACCCGTGGCAAGACCGTCATCGACAGCATCACCCTGCGCAAACCGCAATCCGGCGAGCTGCGCGGTGTGCAACTGGTCGACCTGCTGAATATGGACGTCGCCACCCTCATCAAGATCCTGCCGCGCATCAGTGCACCAGGTATCACCGCGCCGGAAGTCGCCAGCATGGACCCGGCCGACCTGCTCGCCTGTGGCAGCAAGATCTCCGGTTTTTTGTTGCAGAAGTCGGTGAAGACGGACGCGTCCCTCGTTGCGTAGAAGACGCCATGGCCGACTTGGCCGTGGTTTTCCATTGGGCACCAGCTGACATGGACCAGCTGGGCCTGCAAGAACTGATGGAGTGGCGCGAGCGCGCCCGGGTGCGGAGTTCCACCGATGGCGAATGACTTAAAACTTCAGGTGTTGCTCAACGCCATCGACAAGGCGAGCGGCCCCCTGAAGGCCATCAACAACGGCAGCATCGGTGCCGCCCGCGCCCTCAAGGAAGCCCGCGACCGCCTCAAGGAACTCAACACCCAGCAGAAGGACGTCAGCGCCTGGCGCACCCAGCGCGCTGCCGCCGAGCAAACCGAACAAGCCCTTGTCGCTGCCCGCGATAAAGTACGGGCGCTGTCCCAGCAGTTCGCTGCCACCGGTGCGCCGACCAAGGCAATGACCAAGGACTTTCGGGCAGCCGTTCGCGAAGCGCAGAAGCTTAAGGAACAACATCAACAACAGGGCGAACAGCTCCAGATGCTGCGCAGCAAACTGCAAGGCGCCGGCATCAGCACCAAGAACCTCAGCAGTCACGAACGCCAGCTGCGCGAGCAAATCAGCGCCACCAACGCCAGCATCAGCGAACAGGGCAAACGCCTGGTTGCGTTGAAAGCTCAGCAAAAGCGTCTTGCCATCGAGCGCGCCAAGCTGGAGAAAACCCAGAACCTCGCCGGCAACATGGCGATGAACGGCGCCGCCGGTCTGGGTGTGGGATATGCCGCGAGTCGGCCGGTGGCTAAAGCCATCGGTGCCTTTGCGCCGAACGAAGACTCGGCCACGCAACTCAAGGTTTCGATGATGGACGACACCGGCAAGGTGTCTGAAGACTTCCAGAAAATCACCGACCTGGCGACCAAGCTGGGCGACCGCCTACCTGGTACCACGGCCGACTTTCAAGAAATGATGACCATGCTGCGGCGCCAAGGCCTCAGCGCCAAGAGCATTCTCGGCGGCACCGGCGAAGCGGCCGCGTACCTGGGCGTTCAGTTGCAGATGCCCGTAACAGCCGCGGCTGAATTTGCCGCGAAGATGCAAGACGCCACCCGAACGTCCGAAAAGGACATGATGGGGCTGATGGACATCATCCAGCGTGGGTTCTACTCCGGCGTAGACCCGACCAACATGCTCCAGGGTTTCAGCAAGATCGCACCGGTCATGGACACCATCAAGAAATCGGGCATCGACGCTGCTGCCGAGCTGGCCCCGCTGCTGATCATGATGGACCAGGCGGGCATGGAAGGCGGTGCCGCCGGTAACGCCTACCGGAAGATCTTCCAGGCCGGCCTGGACAAGGACGGGGTCAAGGACGTCAACAAGATCATGGAGCTGGAAGGCAAAAACATCCGCTTCAAGTTCACCGACGACAAAGGCAACTTCGCAGGGCTGGATAACCTGTTCGCCCAGGTTGAAAAACTGAAGTCCCTGAACGACGAGGACCGCACATCCACGATTAAGCTGCTGTTCGGCGACGACTCCGAAACCATGACCACCTTGAACACCATGATGAACAAGGGGATCGCGGGCTATCGGGAGGTGCAACAGAAACTGCAAAACCAAGCCGATTTGCGCAAGCGGGTGAACGAACAGCTCGCCACCCTCACCAACGTCATGGAGGCCGCAGAGGGCAGCTTCACTAACGCCCTGGCCGAGTTTGGCGCCGCTGTTGCGCCCGAACTGAAACAAATCATCAGCACCCTCGGGGAGGTTGCCAACAGCATCGGCGCCTGGGCTCGGGAGAACCCACGATTGGCCGGCGGTCTGGTCAAGGTCGTAGCGGCTGTGGCCGGCCTGGCCTTCGTGTTTGGTGGCCTGGCATTGACGATGGCGAGCCTTCTCGGCCCATTCGCCATGGTGCGGTACGGCATGGGCATGTTTGGCATTCGCTTGGGCATTGTTAAGGCCCAGTTGATCGGCACGCGCACCGCAGCAGCAGGCGCCGGTACCAACATCGGCAGGCTTGGGAAAGTCTGGCGGTCCCTGGTAGCAACTCGCTCGGCGGGTGGTTTGCTCAGTGCGTTACCCGCTTTCGTTAGCAGCGCCCGCCTGGCTGCCGCCAGCGTGCTGCCGATGCTCGGCGGCGCGATCAGTGCGGTCGGTACCGCCATCATGGCGACGCCCATCGGCTGGCTGCTGGCGGCCATTGCTGCCCTGGTTGCTGCTGGCGTGCTGGTCTACAAATATTGGAACCCGATCAAGGGCTTCTTCCTCGGCTTCTGGCAAGGCCTGGTCGGGGCCTTGCAACCGGTACTCGATAGTTTCGCCGGGCTCGGCCAATCGCTGCTGAACCTGGGCCAGGCCGTCATGACGCTACCAGGTGTCGGCGCGGCCATGGAGCTTTTGGGCAGCATCGCACGCCCCCTATTCAGTCTGATATCAGATGGCGTCAGCAGCCTGATCACCTGGTTCGGCCAGCTACTTGCGCCCGTCGAAGACGTCGGTGGCGCCGCTCAGTCAATGGGCGAACGCTTCGGTGCCGTCATCGGCAATATGCTGAGCCTTTTGTTAGGCCTGCCTGCACAGTTCGCTGAACTGGGTACGCAGATGATTCAAGGCCTGGCAAATGGCATCACCAACAGCCTGACCGTAGCCAAGGAGGCCATCACCGGGGCAGGCGATGCGGTGATTGGTTGGTTCAAGGAAAAGCTCGACATCCACAGCCCCTCCCGTGTGTTCGCAGAGCTGGGCGGCTTCACCATGGCCGGCCTGGCCCAGGGGCTTGAGGGCAGTCAAAACGGGCCGCTGAGCGCCATGACCAGCCTGAGCAAACAACTCACGGCAGCCGGCACACTGGCCCTCGGCGCAACCGCCATGCCGCTGGCCGCCATGCCGTTGCCGCAATTCCCGGTCGGGGCTGCCGCTGCCTCTTCGTTGTCGATCGATGATCGGGCGCCCATCAGCCCTGCCCCGGCGCCAGTCCATGACAGCCACGACACCTACGAAATCAACATCCACACCACGCCAGGCATGGACGCCCAGGCGATCAGCCGCGCCGTACGGGCCGAGCTGGCGCGCATCGCCAGCGAAAAGGCCGCCCGCCAGCGCAGCAAACTGTCAGATCTGGAGTAATCCCTATGATGCTTGCCTTGGGCATGTTCGTGTTCAGCCTGTCCACCGCCGCTTATCAGGAGCTGCAACGCCAAACCGAATGGCGACATGCGAGCAACAGCCGCGTCGGCGCCGCTCCGGCTCGGCAGTTTGTTGGGCGCGGTGACGACACCATCACCCTGCCCGGCGTCATCCTGCCAGAGCTGGCCGGCAGCGCCTTGAGCCTCGACGCCCTGCGCCTGATGGCAAACACCGGCAGGGCATGGCCGATGGTCGAAGGCAGCGGCCGGATCTACGGCCTGTGGATTATCGATGGCCTGAGCGAAACCAAAACGCTGTTCTTCCGTGACGGCACGCCTCGGCGTATTGAATTCACGGTCAACCTCAAGCGAATCGATGACGACCGGATCGATCTGCTCGGCGCCGGTACCAGCGCAGGCGTCAATATCTTGAGGGCGCTGCTGTGATTGATGCTGCCCTGTCCAAGGTGACCGGCTACGTAGAAGACCTGGTCGAACGCTACCGCCGCGATGCGGCCTACCCGGTGCCGGCGTTTCGTATTACGGTCGATGGCAACGACATCGCCCAGTTGATCAGCCCACGGCTGATGAGCCTGGAGCTGACCGACAATCGCGGGATCGAGGCCGACCAGCTCAGCATCACCCTGAGCGACCACGACGGGCTGCTGGCGATCCCGCCCAAAGGCGCGACCATCCGACTCTGGCTGGGTTGGAGCGATACAGGCCTGGTGGACAAAGGCACCTACACCGTCGATGAAACCGAACACAGCGGCGCGCCGGATGTACTGAGCATCCGCGCCCGCTCGGCGGACCTTCGCAAAGGCCTGAAGACCAAGCGCGAGCGCAGCTGGAGCAACACCACCCTCGGCGATGTTCTGGGCGATATCGCCCTGGGCAACGGCCTTACCGCCACCATCGCCGGCGCCCTGGACGGATTGCCCATCCTTCAGCTGGACCAGGCCAACGAATCCGACGCCAACCTGATCAGCCGCGTGGGGGAAGAGTTCGACGCAGTGGTCACCGTCAAGGCCGGTTGTCTGCTGTGCCTGCCGGCGGGCGGCGGCAAGACGGCCACCGGCACCGAGCTGCCGCATATCACTCTCTCCCGCGTCGATGGAGACCAACACCGCTACCTGCAAGCTGACCGCGACAGCTACGACGGCGTGCGCGCCTATTTCTACGATGTGAACAGTGCGAAGAAACAGGAGGCCATCGCCGGTGGTGGTGAAAACCTCAAAGACCTACGCCACACCTTCAGCGACCGTCAGTCCGCCCTGCGTGCTGCACGGGCCGAGTTCAACCGATTGCAGCGTGGCAGCGCGACGCTCAGCTACACCCTCGCCCGGGGTCGGCCTGACCTCATTCCCGAACTGACCTACACGCTTCAGGGCGTTAAGCCGGAGATCGACGAGATCATCTGGTATGGCGGAAACGTGCAGCACACCCTCAGCCCGGATAATGGATACACCGTCAGCCTGGAGCTAGAAAGCAAGCTACCCGAGGATACGGTTGAGGGGCTGGCAGAGGAAAACAAAGGGGATTACACAGGGATCATCGCGTACTACCGCGATAAGAAAACGGGGAAGGAGAAGACTGTGACGGCAGGGGATCAGAGCAAGCCGAAGCGGTTGCGGTGGTTGTATGCGAGCGAAAGGACGGCGAAGCGAGCGGTTGAGCGCGAATGGAAGAAAATGCGATAGCGGCAAAATGCCATTCTGGTATCGTTGCGAAAAGCGGCCTTAACAAGGAAAGGTAAAAAATGCCTCAAAACTCTCAGGAAGATCTCGAAAGCAGCTTGGCTAAACTTGGTGAAAAACTGCCCGCTATTATCGAGCTGCATAATGCTTATTGGAGCACTACCACGGACCACCAAGCACTTCTGCGTGAAAATGGGGTTCCCCATGGAGTTCAAACCACAAGTTCAGAACGTCGTTTCACCCCTACCGACCTTACCTATGTACGATATATTAATCTATACGGAGACAACCCCGAAAAACTAGCAAACGAAATAAGAGTAACAGTAAAAGCCCCTGGCAAGGAAAAATACGACGTACAAATCGGGTACAACAAGCACTTCGCATATATCTGGATTCTTAGCTTTTGCGACTGGTTCGAAATTTCAAGTGCCACATCAGCAATAAAACCACTTATCAATAAAATAGAAATTTTTGGCGCCGACCAAAAACAGCTCGCCAGTTACTCCAAAGACATCGAGGAAGTATTTAGTTTACGCCAAAAGATAGATGACTATATTGCAGACGTTAGGAACGAGTTCTTGGAGACACAAAAAACCATTGCCGATTTAACAAGCGATGCAGACGAATTGACAATCCATAAAAACGGCCTTCTGTCCGACCTGGACAGAAATAGAAATATTTTGAGCAAAACAGCAGCGCAGATAGATACTGCGCGTGGAAAACTTACTAAATACGAACAAGAATCCAAACACCTTGAAACAAAAAAAACGGATGCTAAAAACAACGTTGACCAGCTAACACAGCAGACGCTGTCTTTAAATAATGAAATCTCCGAATTAAAAACCTCGATCCTAAAACTAACAAGCGATAAAAGTCTAATATCAGACGAGTACGGCCCATATGTCAAGGAAGGAAAAGCTCAGGCGCGTTCCTATTTTTGGCTTATTACATTGCCACTGGGAGCAATTATATTTTCAATCTACCAAGTTTACGTTGGAGCCAGCAACTTACTTACAGCCGAATACAAATCAGCAGGAGACATAGCTGCTGCTTTTTTACTGAGAATACCTTTCGCTGCCATTTTCGGACTAGCTATTTTATATAGTTGGAAGCTTGCCTATTCGATGATACAAAAAGTATTCAAGATTCATGAAGACAGGTTGACACTTGCGAAGTTACTGGTCGTAGCACGAGAGACTGTGCATTCATCCGCAAAAAACTTAGATATTTCAGACCATGAAAAATTCCAAGAACAAACAGCACTCAAGATAGAGGTTCTTAAGAGCCATATGGCACGTGACCTCAACGATAATTTTTCATACAAACCGATACCCAGTAAAAAAACTAAAACCGCAACCACTTCATCAAGTGCTAGCAATGATGATTCAGTCCCCAAAGAAAACGAAAGCCAGTGAATCAAAATAAAAAACCCGGCATATAGCCGGGTTCTGCTTATTTGATTTTCAGTAAAATATCGACAAATCGCAAAATGTCTTTCTGGCTCCTCTCATCGAGTTGCCTGAATACCTTAACGAACATCTGCTCACGCTCACTAAGCTCGGATATTTCCACCTTTCGAAATTGTTTGGTATTTACCTTCTTCATCACCGACATGTGTCACTCCATTCAACACGTACGGGCGCCTGGCACCAACATCGGTCCCAACCAAAGCGCCCGGGGAGTGAGCAATTTTCAGCATGTTCGGCTGTGTCATCAGCCTACGAGAAAAAATTTTCATTACATATTACGCACCGCCGCAAAGCGCTTGGGCACGCTGAACAATATCGCTGTAGTCCATTTTTATGGATGGCATCGTAGGATTGGGTTTGGTGATGTCTTGGCCGTCCGACCAACCACGATCTTTTGCCTGACTCCGTGCACTCCCGCTCAATGCGTAGACGGTCCCATCCGACGTCCGGGCCAACGCTTTAGGCGACGGCCCAAAGCACAACAGGTCAACGCTATCGACCGTAAACGGCCAAGCGTCTCCATAGTCTTTGTTCGATACCTTCTGGGTCTTTTCCTTGGCACCGCACATACCCGAAGCGAGCATTGCCAACACTGCTAGCGATAACGTCATCCTTTTCATGCCCCAACTCCTTATTTTTTCAATGTAAAAGCCCTGAGAAGGCGCATCACCGCGCCCCTATCCTCATCGTCCAGGCTGCGCACATGCATCACGATTTCTAAGTCATCGTTGGACAGCTGATCTTCACCCACAGATGAGCGCTGGCCGGTTACCACGTAAAGAACATCTACCCCTTGTTCAGCAACTGCTGCCAGGTAACTGGCATCCGGGCTGCGCTCGCCCTTCTCATAGTTGTACTGACTGTTTTTCGAGGCGCCAGCCTTCGCCGCGAACTCGGTCTGATTGAAGCCCAAGCGCTCGCGCTCTTCTTTTAGGCGATCACCAATTCCCACAAACGTCTCCACGACGATTTGACATTCCCACAATCATGGGAAATACTCCGCCTGTCATCACACGAAATCACACGAAACGAGACTATGCCGAACGCATACCCCACGGAGCAAGCTTGCCGAAAGGCACGTGAGCGACTCGCGCATCAAGGCCTCTCTGCCAAAGACTGGGCCGATCAGCACAACTTGACCCCGTCAACGGTGTACGCCGTGTTGAACGGACAGAAGAAATGTCTGCGGGGCGAGTCCCACCGTGCTGCGGTGTTGCTCGGTATCAAAGACGGCGTCGTCACAAATTAGGCCCGTTGGCTCAGGTAGGAAACCAGAAGATGAAACGCTCAGTTCTAGCCAACCGCAAAGACGTAGTCAGCGCCGTCATTGCCGCTTACCCCGGGGGCCGGCACTACGCCGCTGCTGACCTCGGGATGCCGATCAAGAAGTTTGATAACCAAGCCTATGAGAACGCGGGCAGCCGGCCACTGAGCGATGTACATATCCATCGCCTCGAGCAGGTTGCGGGTACGTCATATCTCGCGGATTACATCACCGGCATGTATGGCGGCATGTTTGTGCCCGTCGCGGTGCCTGGAACGCTGGATAACGTCGAGCTGTACAACCGCTCCGTAAGAGCTGCCGCCAAGCGTGGGTTGGTTGACCAGATTATTGCCCAGGCCCTGGACGACGGTGTCATTGAGCAGGGTGAAGCTGAAGTCATTGTTTCCGCCCTGATGAAGTACATGTCAGCCCGCTACGCCGAAGTGCTAGCGACCATTCAACTGCACGGCCGGGGGTTCGCTGGGTGAGCACCTACAAACTTGTCTGCCCTCACTGCCTCGGCCGCATGCGTATCCGCACCAGCGAAGGCACGCACATTTTCCTGCGGGTGGCCTACCTGCAATGCACCAACGAGGCCTGCGGCTGGTCGGTGCGGGCTGAGTTCGAAATGACTCATGAAATGAGCCCCAGCGGTATGGCTAACCCCTCCGTGAAGTTGCCCATCGCCGACATTGCCCTGCGCCGTGCCGCAATGAAGTCCGCCAACGATCAACCCGACCTGCTCGACCAAATGGAAATGGAGTGTGCGCAATGAACCATGAAGAGCTTGACCACGACTATCGCAGCAGCATGCAACGGGTGGCGTTCGCCTACCTCCAACGGCACGAAGCGCAGCACCTGGTGGGCTCTGACCTGCTGTACGAGAACTGCGTTCGGCACATGACCACCGCGTTGGAAGTGCCGGTGTTCATGGCGCAGAAGCTAGTGCACAACGCTTGGACTGAATTGCAGGTCATCAACCAGCGCAAGTGGATTGGCGTGGACTGGGGCAACAGCCCAGGCAGCACTGTCGTCCACCTGATCGATACCCGGGCCGACCTTCGGTACCCGGTTCCGGCAAGGCTGCTGCCGCAGACCCTGCTCGCCCAGCGCGATGACGCGCTGAAGCAACACCCTCAGTAATCCCCGTTTAAACAACCCGCCCCGCCCCGCTTCCCGTGGGTTTGGGTGAGCTTTGCCCGAAATCCGAGGTGGACCATGCAAATCGACGTCGCCATCACCGCAAAACTGCCACGCGAAGAGGCCGAAGCGCTGCTCCAAGCGCTACGGAGCCAGTACGCCCAGCAGTTCAACGAGCATTGGTACGACGACCGTTTTCGCAGAATCCCCGAGGGTTTGCGGCATGGCTCGTTGCTCGCGGCCTTCCCGGTGATGGCCGCGCAAAAACGCCTGATTGGCGCCATTAAACACAGTCTCGACGAAGCGAAGTAAGCCACGATGGAAATGGAACAAAGGCTGCGAGCCGACGTCATCCAACGCATTGAGCGGGACTACCAGCTCAAGCACATGCCCGGCACCAACTACATGCGCAAGGGTGTATGCCCTGCGCCAAGCTGCGGCCAGAAGACCCTGTACACCTTCTACGATTCGCCCTGGACGTTGATCTGTGGGCGGCCGGAAAAATGCGGCCACCGTGTCCACGTCAAGGACGTCTACGACGACTTGTTCAACGATTGGAGCAAGAACGCACCGTCCACGCCAGATAACCCGGTCGCCACAGCACGCGCCTACCTTGAGTTTGCGCGGGGCTTTAAATTTGAGCTGATCGCCGGTTGGTTCACCCAGGAAAACTACTGGGATAGCCGGCTGAACATTGGCAGTGCCACGGTGCGTTTCCCCCTGGATAAAGGTGGCTACTGGGAGCGCCTGATAGACCGGCCTGACAGATTCGGCAAGATGAAAGCCCGCTTCCGCCCAACCGTCGAGGGCTTGCCAGGATACAAAGGCATCTGGTGGTGCCCGCCAAGCGTGGACCTGTTGAACGTCGATGAACTCTGGATCACCGAGGGCATCTTCGACGCCATCGCACTGCTGCATAACGGCACCTCGGCCGTGTCGATGATGTCCAGCGCACCCTGCCCGACCGACTCGCTCAAGGCCCTGGTCAAACTTCGCCATGACGCTGACAAGCGCCTGCCACGCCTTGTCTGGGCGCTTGATAACGAGCCAGTCGCAAAGGCCAACATGCGCCGCTGGGCAAAGGAAGCCCGCGACCTGGGCTTCACCTGCAAGGCAGCAGTAATCCCTCAGCCCAACGGCAAAAAAGTGGACTGGAACGACCTTCATCTACGGTGGAAGTCGATCGAGGGCGACGACAAACGCGCCGAGCAGATCGAGCGAGACTTCGACGAAGCCCTGCACCACGGGGACTTGCTGCTGGCCGATTCCGCCGAGGAAAAGGGTTTTCTCATCTACCTGCACGACGAGCGCAAGGAATTCCATTTTTCGTTCCGCAAGCGCCTGTACTGGTTTCGGCTGGATCTTGAACGGTACGACCGGGCCATGAGTGATTTGGAGAGTTCGGAGCGGCATGAGGACCAACTGCTCACTGACGAACAACGCCGCTACAAGGCGTTGCGTCAATCGGGCTCGGTCACCAGCATCGCCAACTGCAATTTCCAGGCGCTGTATTACATGCGCAACGACCTGACCGACGAGGCCTGGTACTACTTCCGCATCGAGCGCCCACAAGGGGCTGTCATCAAAAGTACGTTCACGGCCAAGCAGCTCACCTCTGCTCCTGAATTCGCGAATCGCCTACTTAACGTCTCCAATGGCGCGATGTTCGAGGGTAGCGCCCAACAACTGAAACGGATCCTGGCGCCCCAGCTCGATTGCCTGAAAACCGTGAACACCATCGAATGGATCGGCTACAGCCGTGAGCACGGTGCCTATGTCTTCAACGATCTGGCTTTCTTCGGCGGGACGATACAAAAGCGCAACAAGGAAGACTTCTTCGACCTCGGCAAGCTGAGCATCAAGTCGCAGAGCCAGTCGCCGGTGCTGCACATCAATACTGACCTCAATGCCTATCACGAAGGTTGGTTCGATATTTTCTGGAGCTGCTTCGGCGTACAGGGCCTGGTGGTGCTGGCCTGGTGGCTGGGCGCCTTGCACGCTGAGCAGATCCGGCAGATCCACAAATCCCTGATGTTTCTTGAGCTGGTGGGTGAAGCCGGTTCAGGCAAAACCACATTGATTGAGCTGCTGTGGAAACTGGTCGGACGCACTGATTACGAGGGTTTCGACCCTTCCAAAGCGACAGCCGCGAGCCGTGCGCGAAATTTCTCGCAGGTCAGCAACTTGCCGGTGGTACTGATCGAGTCAGAGCGTGAACAGAAGGATGGCCAGCCGGTTAAGCACTTCGATTGGGACGAACTGAAAACCGCCTATAACGGCCGCAGCGTTCGCTCCACAGGCGTGAAGAACAATGGCAACGACACCCATGAGCCGCCGTTCCGCGCCGCCCTGCTGATCGCGCAGAACAACCCGGTGAACGCCTCGGAACCCATCCTGCAGCGACTTTGCCATGTCCACCTGACACGGGAACACCACACGCCGGAGACCAAGCAATTCGCCGAGCAACTGGAACGCATGCCGATGGAAAACATCAGCGGCTTCCTGGTCAAGGCGCTGCAACGCGAAGCCAACACCATGCGCCTGATGGAGGAGAACACTTCCCGCTACGAACAGGAGCTGCTGGCCCAGCCCGGCGTGCGCACCGTGCGTATCGCCAAGAACCACGCCCAACTGCGCAGCCTGGTGGATGCACTGGCAGAAGTCGTGCCCCTGGGCGAACGCCGTAAGGCTCTCGCGCACGCTGAGATCAGCCGCATGGCCTTGGAGCGACAGCAGGCAATCAACGCCGACCACCCGACCGTGCGCGAGTTTTGGGACCTATTCGAATTCCTCAATGGCCTGGACGAGAAAGGCGCGCTTAACCATGCGCGTAGGGATGGGCTGATCGCTGTGAATCTCAACGAATTTGTAGAGATGGCCGCCAACAAGCGGCAGCAGGTGCCCGCGCTCAGCGACCTGAAACGCCTGCTCAAGACCAGCAAGTCACCCAAATTTCTGGAATCGAACAAGCCCGTTAACTCGGCGCGCTTGCTGGACGCTTTCGACAAACCGAAAACCATTCGCTGCTGGGTTTTCCAGGGCGTTTAACCACCGCAACAACAGGAGAGTTCGCATGAACACGGCGCCTCAAAAACAACAGACCAATTGGTTCCAGCAGTTACAGGAATTCGAAGCAAAGCGCCCCGCCATCCGCAAGGCCGGTATCGAGGCACTGAACCGCCTGGTCCCTGTCGCCCTGCGCGGTACAGGCCAGAGCGCCGTTATCGGTCGTTTCCTGCTCGGGCTCTACAACGGCCACGACTACCCATTCGTGCTGACAAGCCTGCGCGGCCTGGACACAGCGTTGTTCGACGACTGCCTGGCCGTGCTGCAACTGGATTTTTCACCGGAACAGGAGGTGCACACCTACTTCCCCAACGGCGACGCCATATGGGCAGAACTGATCAGGGCTTGGGCATGAAGTGGGCGCCGAAACGCAATAGAGACGGGCAGGTGCAGCAGAACTGCTGGATTACCGACAGCGGCTACACCGTGGCCGAGTGCCGGTTGCCAGAAGCGCGCTACCCCATCACTCGCCCAGGCGGCGAACTGCCTTTCGCTTATGCGAAGGACCGGGACGAAGTCATAGCGATCATCAAGCAAGACCAGGCCAGAACGGCCTGAAAGATGGTGTCGAGGAGCGCCAACTCCCCGACACCTACCACCACTAAGGAGCAGCACCATGCAAGCACAGAACCCAAGCAGCAGCGCCGTAGAGGCTAGCACGAACCCTTTGAAAGTCGGCGACGATGTTTCCTTTGTCGTCGCCAGGACCATGGCGCGCAGTGTTGAATTCAGCGTGCGCAAGGGCACCATCAAGGCGATTGAAGACCAGGTCGCGCTGGTGGAATCACGCCACGGCCGGAGCTTGCAGCCACTCAACAAGCTCAGCCGTGAAGGCGAACCCAACGCACTCACCAAAGCCTTGTTGGGGGGGCGCGACGATGCTTAAGCGCACCTTCACCCATTTCCACCTCTGCTGCGGCCTAGGCAGCGGTGCCGCTGGCTTCAGCGACTCCAAGCCCACCCTTGGTCCAGTCCAAGCAGAATGGCGCTGCCTGGGAGGCGTTGACGTTGACCCGGCGGGGTTGCGTGACTTCCAGATGATGACCGGCGTACCTGGCACGCTCATGGATTTGTTCACCCGGCAGCAGTACATCGCCTTCCATGGGCAGCAGCCGCCCGCCGGTTGGAAAGAGGCTACCGCCGAGGATCTTCGCCGCGCCGCCGGCAATGAAGACCCTGACGCCGTGTTCATCAGCAGCCCTTGCAAAGGCGCATCGGGCTTGCTGTCGGAAACAATGAGCCAGACGCCGAAATATCAGGCGCTCAACGAGCTGACTCTGCGTTGTGTCTGGTTGATGTGTGAGGCCTGGAAGCACAACCCCGTGTCGCTGATCGTGTTCGAAAACGTGCCTCGCCTGGCAACCCGTGGGAGGCACTTGCTGGACCAGATCAACAAGCTGCTGCGCCACTATGGATACGCCGTGGCCGAGACCACCCATGACTGTGGCGAAATCGGCGGATTGGCCCAAAGCCGTAAGCGTTTTCTGTTGGTCGCCAGGCACGTCGAAAAGGTACCGGCATTCCTGTACGAACCGGAAAAACGCAGCCTGCGGGCCGTGGGCGACGTGCTGAGCCGCATGCCACTGGCAGGTGACGTAGAGCAGGCTGGGCCGATGCATCGGGTGCCAGCGTTGCAGTGGAAGACATGGGTACGCCTGGCCCTGGTTGAGGCCGGCAAGGATTGGCGCAGCCTGAGTCGGTTCGCGATCGAGGACGGCCATCTGCGCGATTTTGTAATCGTGCCGGAGTACCGCGCCGGTTATCTCGGTGTACATGAATGGCAGGACACCGCCGGTACCGTTGCTGGCCGGTCGAGCCCTACCAATGGAAAGTTCTCAGTAGCGGACCCACGGCCGGCGAGCAAATTCGAATACACCCAATACGGCGTGCTGCCCTACGACCGCCACTGTGGCGTCGTCACAGGTCAACGAAGCCCCGGGCAAGGGACATTCAGCGTTGCAGACCCGCGTATGAGTGGCGAGCGGCACAACAACGTGTTCCGCGTGGTTCACAACGACCACGCCGCCGGCACCGTCACCGCAGGGCACGGGCCAAGCTCTGGAGGCCAGGCCGTGGCTGACCCTCGGCAACCCTCCAAGGGCTTCGGCAAGTACCTGGTAAGCGACTACAGCAAGCCGACCGGTACCGTCATCGCCGGCAGCACCACCGGACAAGGCGCTTTTGCCGTGGCGGACCCTGCGTATAAGAACTGGCACCCAGGGGCCAGCTCGCAAAAGTTGCGCATCACCCCCTGGGATGACAACGCCAGGACCGTGACCGGTTCACAACAGGTTGCCAGCGGTGCCCTATCCATCGCAGATCCACGCCCGGGCATGTTCCGCACCAAGGGCGATGCCTATTTGACCGGTGGTCATTACGGGGTAGTCAACTGGAAGGATCCAGCAGGCGCTGTTTCCGCCAGTGCCTGCCACGACAACGGTCGGTGGTCGGTTGCGGACCAGCGTATGCCGGCGCCCAACGACCGGCTGACCTGCATGATCACCAGCCTCGACGGCACCTGGCACCGCCCCTTCACCACGCTGGAGCTGGCCGCGCTGCAATCGCTGTTCGATCCGGAGGAGCACTGGTCAGCAGATCCGCAGACCGCGCATGAAATCCGTGTGATGCAGCGTGTTCGCAAGATCGAGCAGGCGCGGTTCTTCCAACTGGACGGTGTCAACGACGGCCTTCACCGGGAGCGCATCGGCAATGCGGTGCCACGGGCGGCGGCGAAGGCGATGGCCGATGTGTTCGGTATGACGCTGCTGCTCGCCGAGGCTGGGGAGACATTCATGCTCAGCAACGTGTCGATTTGGGTGCAGCCGGTGGCGATTGCGTTGAGTGTGGCTCAGATGGAGGCTGGGATATGAGCGTTTTTCTTCTGCTTTACCTTTGCGTAGACGCGACACGTACGGATTGCCAGGTAATACCCACCCAACGCTGGACGGGTCCAGACACCTATGAGCAATGCCTCGGCGCGGTGCCAGGGCTTACTCAGGCATTGAGCGCACCAAACCGGGAGCGGCATCGGTTTGTTTGCGAGATCCAGACCGACATCGCACAGCCGGCAGGAAGTACCGCCCGGCCGACGCTCATTCATCAATCGTTTCGAATGTGAGGGACATCATGAACACAGCCTTTATCCTGATGGCCCAGTACGACGGCCAGGCGATTATCTCGTTGGATCAGGTTTGCCGGGACTACTTCACGCACCTGACGCCCGACATGTTTCAACGCAAGGTGATGAGTGGGCAGATCAAGATCCCCATCACCCGCCTGGAACGTAGCCAGAAGTCGGCCAAGGGGATCCATATCACCGATCTGGCTGCTTATCTCGATCTACAGCGCGCAGCCGCGGTTAAAGAGAACAACCAGCTCAACGGGTTAAAACACGCCTTTTGAGCCATTTCATTGATGCGGCGCCCAGTTGGATGGGCGCCCTCAATATTTCTTCGTACCACTCCCACTTCACATAGCGATCACCCTTGCCACGTAGGTGGGTGTATCGCCTCAGCGAATTCCAGTCACGGTGCCCCGAAACGCTTGCCACTCGGGGAATGTCCCAGTCCATTTCGAACAGGCGGCTTACCCCTTCGTGCCGCAGGTCATGGAAGTGCAGATCCTGGATTTCCAGGAATTTGCAGGCCTTTGCCCATGACGTGGAAATTGATTCAGGGCTGTACGGGAAAATATCCTCGCCGGCACGGGGCATGGTCTGGAGGATCTTCCAGGCCTCGTCTGGGATGTAGCACCAAACGTCGTTGCCAATCTTCTGGCCTGGGTTCTTCATGTCGCGTACCAACACCCGCTGGCCGGGCTCGTCGAGGTCATCCCAGCGAATCCGGGTGATTTCGTCGAGACGGCGCGTCGAGAACAGGGCGAAGCCCACCACCTTCATCATGTTGATAATGCTGCGACGCCGATTCTGCATATCCCGGTAGTGCTTCATGAGCTCACCCAGCTCATCCAGCGTGGGGCGGCGGTCACGCTCGCGGCTCTTCAAGTTGTAGCCCAGCTTGCGCAGTACGCGTCGTGCGCCGCCCATCGCCATAGGATCGAGCTGATAACCCCATGCGTCCTTGCCGATGGAAAGCACGGCACCGAGGTGCGCCAGATCGTTGCCGGCGGTCTGCGCCTGGACGCCTCCCCCCTCGGGGCCCATTCGCCACAGCGCATAATCGACCAGGCATTGGGTGTTGATATCGGTATCAACCAACTTGCCCATGTACGTTTCGCCGATGGCCGTAAGGGTTGCGCGTTTGGTCTTTCCCAGCGGCCGGGCTTTCTCGACCTCGACCAGGTACTGATCGATCATGTCTTTGAGCGTGACGCCTTTTCGGCTCGCCCGCTCAATCGCACCAGGTTCATCCAGTTCGGATTCACGCTTACGCGCCCAGGCCTGCGCCGCCTGTTTTCGGGCGAAGGTCTGGCTCTCTTGATAGACTTGCACTCCGTCGCGCTTGATGCGGATCTGAGCCGTGTAGCTAACAGACCCATCCGCCAGTTTTCTTGCCCTGATAGTTGCCATATCAAAAGTGGTACGCGTCAGTTTTGAAGTGGTACATCGTACCAC